CACAAACAAACCAAACCAACCTTTGCTCTCTGTTCTCAGGCAATCTAACACAATCAGTCAAGGAACCGCGACAGGTATTGTTCCGGCCGTTCCGATTGTGTTCCCGCTTTCTTTTGTGTTTAACTGTGCTTTTGCAACAACATTGCACACAACAACACAAACAAACCAAACCAACCTTTGCTCTCTGTTCTCAGGCAATCTAACACAATCAGTCAAGGAACCGCGACAGGTATTGTTCCGGCCGTTCCGATTGTGTTCCCGCTTTCTTTTGTGTTTAACTGTGCTTTTGCAATTGGTGCTACAGGTGACATTCCAACTCTAGCACCAACACAACCAACTTTAATTCAGCCTCTTAGTCCACTTACGATGGCAACTCCAACACTACAATGGGTACCTAAGAGGAGTCTTAAGCAAGAAATGAACAACACGATCTTGCATTTTCAAAATGAAGAGGATGCAAGATGGTACGTCACAAGAACAGCAAACGGCGGACTCTTCAAAACTATGAAGGGTAACGCAACTCAAGTGGCTTTGAATCTGCTATTAGCCGCGCATCACAATTTAGCGTTTGATGTAGCTAGTGAGCATTTCGTCTGCGCGAAATGCAAATGCGCTTCAAAGAGTTTGAGCTATTTTAAGAAGAAGCATGATTCAGAGACTTGCACTTGGTATATGGAAAACAAACAAGCTTCAGTAAGTTATGGTAATGGATTGATTGAAGTCATTCCAACTTACGACGCATTCCCAATGTATGCAACGCCGGCACAAGTAACTCATGCAATCGCTCAGTTGGAGAATGCTTTAGCCTTCCAGGAGTTAGGACCAATTGATGTGGTCGAGGTGAAGTTCTTTAACTCTAAAACTCAAGAAACTGAAGTTCGAACTCGCGCCATTCCAGATAGCACAACTCATTTGATTGCAGCTGATCAATGTACTAGTTTTTTGGAACCAAAAGTAAACCAGTGCAATTTGAGGAATGTGGTTAACAAGCGACGCATAATTGTTGATTCTAAAACTATTTGTGACTTGACACAGCAGGTTGTCGACATCTGCAATGAGAAGCAAATTCCACTAGTGTTTGTTGACCACGAGCGGAAAATGCGCAGGTTTCCAAGAATTCCTTTGCACCATCATGTTGATCTAACTTGCGACCCTTTACATGATATGTATGAGGAGTGCCAGCATTTTGTTAAAACATATGCTAGCGTTGCTCAGCCATTAACAGAAGTTGAAGACTTGCACATCACTAAAGGTTGGAGTGGCATCATATTACATAAGGAAGATCTGCCAGATAAGTATAAGGGCGACTGTGTTGACGGACTATTTGTAATTCAAGGCAGATGCATTCACGGAAATCTACAAAATGCCTTAAAACCAACGTGTACCGAGGGCTTGGTGTTTTATAGTGGACATTTATCAAAATTCTTYAACTACTATCAGAACGCCACGATACATGGACACGAAATTGTCGAACCAATGTGGATCGACGCAGATCTGGAAGTGACTGCACTGTTTATGCGTGTGTTAGAACCATCTGGTCAGTTCTCATGTGCCAAATGTGATTTGGTGCAACCAGATTACGAGGTTTATGCTAATTCACTTAGACATCGTTTTGCGTACAACAAGCTGATCAACATGAAAAATTTAGGACCATACGCAAAAACACTCCAGATTTTATCAATGAARGTGGTGAGTGCTATCGAAGCTGATGTCAAACCAAAGAGCACAGGCGTCAGAGAACGAGTTTTATTCCAAYCGCAATTTGACTTTGGCCCTGCTGAGGTTTTAGTAACCCAATTCGAGCGAGACCTAGTGTCGTTGCAACTGGCAATCCAACAACTGGAGAAGGTAACGCAGAATACTGTCATTAACGATCAAAATCGCAATCAACAGATCATTAACACAATTGGAGATATGCGACGGAACCAAGCGTTGGATGTTGCAAATTTCAAATCAGGTATGCAAAGAGTGACGAAAATGTTTCAAGAACTTTTGCATAGCGTCACGCGGCCTGTTCCAATGCACACAACTCGGCATCTACTTATGGAGTCAAGAACAAATGAGCATCTTGAATTTGACATAGCAAAAAGCGCACGTTGTATCCAAGTTTTGTATCCAGAGGCTTTTAGACGATTCGAGGACATTTATGATGGTGAGGAATATAAACTTGACTGGATAAATTTATCACCARCTGGCGAACTTAAAACGGATCTGGATTATTTGCGCGTGGATAAAACAGGACCAGAGCTCAGAAGTAAAGAACATACGATTTATGAGGTTCCGGTCCAAGATTCGTGCTATGTCAAAATTGGTAATAAACCGATCGTAGCTTGCGAACAGATTCCACAGTGTTTTATACCGATAGCACACACTATTCGTTATGGGAAGCCATCAGCAGCTGAGTTACTTAGGATTCAAGATCAGGAGGGTGTTGTGACATATGTCCCGAAACAGGGGTATTGTTACGTCATGCAATTTATGCTCATGCAAGGCTTTGTTGGTGAGAGTTTTGAGAGCGCGTTTCAACAAGAAGTTCGTGAGTCCATTAGAGTTTTGGGTGCTTGGCCAATGTTTGAACAATACCTAGACACAGTGAGAAAGTTAGCAATACGGTATCCATCTGTCAATAAAGCTCCAACCGCATTGCACATGGTCGGGCACACTGAGAAAATTATCCATGTCCTGAGTACGTTAGGGACCTCAACTAAGTCAGGGCACTACTTATCAATTAGCACAGTTCAAGATCTCGTTAACCTGGCGGCCATCGTAGAGATGGGCGACTTCGGAACTTTCAGAATTGGTGGAACCTTTGACCAAATTAAACGTATGCTTAAAAGTCGCGAAGATCTTTTAGCAGTTTTACAAGAGCGTCCAGCCTGGTTGGTAAACGTTTTCTTGTCGCCAACGCAAATTTGGGCTCTCGCTGTAAGCGCAGAAAGGTATCGTGTCGTGGACACGTTGTTGAAAGAACAGCCTGATTTAGCAATGGCAATTAAAAGTATTATCGTGGTAGGTCGAGGCTGGAGTATGTATAAGCGACTCAAACCAGTGATTGACTCGTATTATAAGGAAATACCGAAACTCACGCATGCGATGAAAATGGTTCTAGGCGACCATTACGAAGATTTTCAACTGGCTTTYAGTCAGTTTTTGATTGCTCGCCAGCCTGTGAGTATTGAACACCTCTTTGATCAGTTTTACGAGAAAAAAAGTACTATAGAAGAACTCGAAGAACATTGGCGTGCACTTATGCAAGTACTTTTAGTCGAGCAAGACTCGCATTCAAGATCCTTTGTAGGCAAGTACAAACGGACCTTAGATGTCTTGCAAGCAAGGATGGAAGAGAAGCAAAGTTATTTTTCAGCAAGCTTGGGCAACTTTTTCAACAAGGTGAAGTCGAGCTGGACTCGGCAGATGCCGAAGAACTCCATAGACTTAACCACCACAATGGCAACTTATCCCCAACGAGTTTTTGGATTAGTCTCAGGCAAAATGGCGTATTACACAGGACGCAGCATCATTGGTTTAACTGTCCATGCTGTCAAGTATAATGTAAGCAGAATTTTGCGAGACGCAGCTGTGTACGCAATTAGTGTGAGTATAGTGCTGTCAATCATTAGTTGTATGCGTATGCTATTAAGGCGCGTGGAAAAATTAATCAAAACTACGTTTACAGGTGAAAGTGTGGTTGTTTATCAAGGAAAGCAGGAAGCTGACTTTTACATTAAATGTATGGCGTGGTTGGCACTCATAGCATCCGTGTTTAATTTAAATTTTGGGGATCAAATTTATAAGAATACAACTAAGTTTAGAACTCTTCTAGCTATTGTCACCGCGCCAAGTAATAACCACATCACTTATCAAGCTAAAGGCGATGAATGGATTGAACAGGCAATTCAAGAATCTTCACCATTCATCGACTTTGAATACAGAGTAGTAAACGAACCTATTTTGAAAGACATGGAAACATTGGCTCAGTGGTACGCGCGAGCTCATCTTCAAGGCACGTTTACACCTCACCCGTTAACAGCTGGCGGCATTTTAAAGTTAACTGTGGATAGTGCTGATCATGTTGCCATGACAATCACTCAGTCTAGCGAGAAAGAATTTCGCGTATATGGGCCAGTGGGTAGCGGCAAGAGTACACGTCTACCTGGATGTTTGTCAGCTAGTGGCCCAGTTCTTATATTAGTCCCTTCTCGAGACCTAGCGGAAAACTTATATAAAAGCATTCAACACGTTTGTGAAAAAGAACCAAGTCTCTGTATGATGAACGTTCGCCGCGCTGGTTGCTCAAACATCACTGTGATGACGTATGGGTACGCACTATTATTTTTCAATGCCAACAAGAGTAAGATCCATGAATACAAGTTTGTGCAAATGGATGAATGTCATGAGTTCCAAGCGCACATGATTGCTTTTTATGCTTGGTGGTTAAGATATGGTGGACACACGAGATTGGTCAAAACAACAGCCACGCCAATTGGAACAGTTATAAACCCTTTAACAAAGAAAGTCGACACAAATTTTCCAGTGAAAATTGTGCAAGTGCATAGTAAGGGCGTTGAAGAATTTGCTGACTTATGTCTTAAGAATAGTGCTGACACAATACCAACTTTGCTCCCAAATGGTGGCCGYGTTATTATATTTGTTCCTTCACGAAACGACTGTGAAAGGATGCGTGTAAAATTAGTAGGATTAACCGGCTCTAAAAACTGGGTGGTTAATAGAACGCATAACGTCGGCAACAGAGAACTTGTGGAGCAACTGCAGCAAGACTCGTCAAAGTATCAGATTATCATCACAACATCAGTTTTGCAAAATGGCGTTAATCTTGATCCTGATCTGGTAATTGATTTTGGCTTTACGTTTGAAAGTGTTTACGATGGGGATCAAAGAGCAGTTTTAGTTCGGAAGCGTGCTATTAATCCCAGTGAGTTAATTCAGCGGGTTGGGAGAACGGGCCGGAATAAACCGGGCATTTTCCTTCAAGTTGGTAAACGTTTAGAAGTTGAAGCTCCACCTAATAGTGTTGTTGTTACGGATGCTGTTATGTTAACTCACATATTAGATCTGCATCCGTATACACACAACAATCTTGTTGACGAAGTTGGTTTTGTGACTAGGGAACAAGTGGACACGGCCAGCAAGTTCTCGCTCCCATTGATGTTTATGATTCACTACGTTTGTAAAGATGGGAGGATGCTTCGAGGCTATTACCATGCTTTTAAAGGTTTGTTATTGCACACTGCGGAAGTTCAACTAGTAGATTCGTTGAGTGGTGATTGTCGCACGAACAACTTTTACACTTTACGATCATACCAACAGGCAGGTGTGATCACGCATGAAAGTGTGCTCCCTTCGCAACGAATACCATTTTACACGCATGAATTAGCACTACCGTTCTACCTCGAAATTGCTAGAATTACAGAGGAAGCATTACAACCTAGCAATTTTAGATTGGTAATCCCGTCTCATAATATTGCGCAGGCGGTGCTTCGTCTAGCAACTTCGAGGAAAGACGTGCCTCAGTCGATAATGTTTATACAGCAGCGCGTTAATATGGTTAAGGAGCAAATAGAAAGATTCGAAACAATGCGRGCGAGTAGTAGCAGATTATCTACGATGTCGATGTGCACTAGCCTATTTAACGATAAATCTATTGGCGTGATAAAGCAGTTGCGCACAGTGGCAACACTCGGGCAAGAATTGATTTCATCGTTACAGGAGGCCTCTGCCACTCATGACGACGCTGCGTTACATAGACTTGTGTCTAACAATCCATTACTTGGAGATTTCATAACGTACCAAGGATCACCAGAGCAATATTTCGATGAGCGATTTATGGGTCAGAATGGACAGAGCCAGCTTGGGAAACACCTCGCAATAGCAGCGTGTTTGGCTTGTATTGTTGGTGTTGCTAGTTACTATTTTATATCTCGGAGTTATGCAATCGAATATGAAGCCAAAGACAAATCAAAGCTCAAGACGAGGCGTGGGCACATCCGCAGTGGGGCTTTATTTGGTGATGAAGAGGACCAAGGGGAGTTTCATACAACTCGCTGGGTGGGCTCTGAAAAAGATATTGTTGATGAATTTGGCGAGTCGTATTCACGGAAGAATAGAGGGAAAAGAAGAGAGCAACCAAGTGAATTTAAAAGTTTGTGGGATGTCAGGGCACCACGGTTGCATCAATTTAGAACTCTTTACAACACCGATGTGTCGAAATACAAGCATGTGATTATAGATATTCCTAATTGCGAGATAACAAAGCGCTTAGAGTATGGTGACGTTGATAACTTGCAAGCTGTAGTACAATCACTGGTGAGCCAGAAACGAGCGGAGTTGAATAAACCGGATTTGCAATTACCTAAGGAGATAACACTCGTCTTAGCAAATAGTGCTGGACCTGGGCAGAAAATCACATTGACTCCCCACGACCCTTTTGTGCAAAGTCGGACAACTGGACAACCCTCGGGTTACCCAGAGTTTGAAGGTGAATTTCGTCAGACCAGGCATGCGCAGATCATAACGGAAGAAGAAGCCGAGAAGTATAAACAGAGAATTGAATATCAAGGTGACCCCACCAAAATTGTGCAAAGTGTTGAAGTGCACATGGCGATCCTTAAGAACAGCGGTTTGAAATTGATGTGCTTATGCTCTGGAGATTTAGTTTTAGCACCCAACCATTTCGCAACGAAGTTGGATGGAAAGTATGGAGACGTCGAAATGATAACTCGATGGGGAACTTTTATTTTAAAACAACCAATTTTAGTGAAGCATTTTGAAGGAACCGACCTTGTAGCTTTTCGATTACCGAGTGATTTTCCCACTATTAGAAAATTAAAGGCGTTTAGAGTCCCGAAGCAAGGTGAAAGCGTGGTGCTCGTCTTCCTAGAGCGGACTAAGCGCGGCATTGAAACGAAGTGTTCTGTGGAGACAACTATTAGACGAGGGAGCGACCAACTGTGGCGTTACAATTTAGAGACTAAACCAGGGCAATGTGGTGGGCTAGTGCTAGCTCTCACTGATGGTCACATTGTGGGAACCCACACAGGGGTATCGCACGGTTTCTTTGGCACATGCGCTGTATTTTCGCCGATAAATAATGAAATAATCGCCTTCGTCAAAGAACAGAACATACAGGAAATAGTGAAACCTTGGTGCTTTAACCCGGAGATCTTGCCTTGGCAGCATGTTAGCCGAATCGAACCAACTGGGACTTTACCATATTTGGATTCAATCATGTCATTTTTGTATCAAGGTGAARCAAATGAGCACTCCACTGATAAGTATTTGGGAGGCAATCTAACTCTACAAGGAGGTTTGATGCAAACCTTTAACAATCGGCACGTTGTCAAGGGTTATGACGAAGATTATGCACGTTTTGCAGTCTTGTGCCCACCACCTGGCGAATTAGATCGATATGCCCCTTCAGAACTGAGTGTGGAAGCTATGTTTAAAGACTTATCGAAATGGGACTCACCCGTCACCGTCGGTCGTATTGATAAGGAAGTATTCCAATCAGCAATTCAGAGCGTTATTGAGCATCTGGAACAACAAGGCTTTCAAAAACATGAATGTGAAGTTATTCATGACCCGTACCAGATCTATCAAGACTTAAATTTGGACACTGCTATGGGAGCCTTATATAGGCAGAAGAAGAAAGACGTTTTATTGAACGCAACTCATGAGCAGCTGGAAAATTGGTTTCACGACGCACGTGATAGGTTATTCGAAGGGAAAATGGGCGTGTGGAATGCTTCGCTAAAGGCAGAGTTGAGGCCAATTGAAAAAGTGCAACAACACAAAACCAGGGTTTTTATGGCCGCACCATTCTGTACGCTAATTGCTGGCAAATGCTACGTCGACAATTTCAACAAGTTATTTTATACCAGGCAACAAGGAAGCCGATGGACAGTTGGCATCAATAAATTCAATTGTGGTTGGCACGAACTAGCAACAAGGTTCAATCATAACTGGAAATTTCTTGACGCAGATGGCTCCCAGTATGATAGCAGCCTAACACCGCTTCTCTTTGATGCTGTGTACCAGATACGCGCATATTTTTTGCAAGCTGAAGAGGACGATTTGCAGTGTTTGAGAAATTTATATACACAATATGTCTGGACCCCAGTTGCACTTTCAACTGGTCAGATAATTAAGAAGAACAAAGGTGGACCAAGTGGGCAACCCTCAACAGTCGTGGATAACACCTTAATGCTAATGATCACAGTGGAGTATGCAAAAATGATGGTTAGTAAAATACATGGCTACACGACGAACCCAATATATGTGTGTAATGGGGATGACTTGTTACTTAACGTAGAAGGGACGGAAGTGCACGCTATACAGACCCATTTTTCTAACTACTTCATGGATCTTGGTCTAAAGTACAATTTCACGGAAGTGCACGAATCAATATTAAGTGTTGAGTATATGTCACACTCATGGTTACTTTGCGAAGGTATTTATATACCAAAATTGAAACGTGAGCGAATTTTGGCTATATTACAATGGAGGAAATCAGATGACCCCGAGGCGATTGCTAATGGGATTAATGCTGCTTGGATAGAATCTTTTGGATTTCCTGATCTGATGAAGCATGTGAAAGACTTCGCTGAGTCGTGGGCTAAGGATAATTATTATGGACCTTTTTTAATGCCGTACGATCTCGTCAAGGCATTATATTTAACAGATGCGGTAACATTGATGACCGATCTAATCGAGTATCAGTCTGGCATTGATAGTGGCGGTGTGGTCCAACCTCCGATTCCTCCGACGCCAACAAATGGGGGTCAACAACCTCAAGGACAGATTAGTCAAAGCAATCAATTGGCAAATCTCTTACCGACGCAGGCACCGGCAATGGTCCGAAGACTTTACACACCACCACCATTACGGGCTGCTATGGTAAATCCAACTTTGGCAAAGCGTATGGGGTCGTACACGCCACCAGCGCAGTTAATATCTGACCAAGCTAGCACGTTGAAGCAACTTGAAACTTGGATGGTTACCATAGCTGAGGAGTTGGAGATTACAATCGAGCAGTTTTCAACAGATGTTTTACCTTTCTTCATCTACTGGTGTATTGTTAACGGTGCTAGTGACAAACACGGTACCAAAACGGAATGGAAGAAGGCAAATTATCAAATCACAAACGAAGGAATCTTTGGAGAACTGGATGAAGTTGCACCACAGACGGTGTACCCATTAGAGCCATTTATTCGCGCAGCTAAACCCACATTGCGAGCGATAATGCGTCATTTTGGCCCTTTGGCATATAAATGGGTTAAAGCCAGCGTGCAAAATGGCCAAGTAATCAAACCAGCAAATGCCACCCATGCTGGTTTGGATGATCCTAGATACTTTCCGTGCTGCGTTGATTTTGTTACAGCAGACATTTTAACCACTGAGGAAGTCTCGGTGCGAAATCAAGTAATCAACGCGCGAACCATGGGAGCAAGAAACGTTTTGTTTCGACACGCCACAGCACCAGGAGCTGTGGCACAGGACACCAATCTCAGGCTGCCCACAGATTCTAATTATGGCAGGACACAGATTGGTGGGTTTCAGTTCGACCAAACCGACTGAAACCACGCATCTTTATTAGTATTATATAATATGATATATTATATAATAGTAACCCACTAGAATTTTGCACTAGTGGGTTACCTCCGCAATACTTAAGGTGTGTTCAGTGACAAAACATTGTAACAAGACAGAGAGTCGTTCGTTACAGTGTGTTTGGAGTTGAAGGCATGACCGACCCTCGTTCAATTAAGGCAGAGAGCCAGGCAGAGAGCCAGCGCAGAGAGCGCATATTGTATGGTAGTTCATGTTTTGC